GGATAGCCTCTACAGGTTCATTTCGAAATAAATAAAAAGAAAGAAAGAGCCCTTGTTAGGACTCCCCTTCTGATTTTTTGTGATCCTTAATGCATTTAGCGACCCAGCACATGTTGGATGCTATTACGCCAACTAAAGCACCAGCCATGATTCCTTTCGTCGTTCCTTGATGTAATGCCTCATCGTAGAACGCGGTAAGTGTATCACCATGTGTTTTTAGTAATTCGTTAATAGTATCAATTCGTTCTTTCGTCATTTTAAATTTCATAAATATCACTCCTTTCATAATAGGAGTTGTTTTTATCGCGAATATATTTTCGAAATGTTTCCCACGGGATTCCAATGGGTGGTTCCCCGTTAGCCGCATAAGCGACCCCTAGCGATAACTAGGAAAAGTGTTTCATTGGCAGAAAGAATTTACCAATAGAGCGGAGCCGTAATATCCAAATATACGGTAATCATCCGCATGAACTTACGAT